GACCCCGCAGTCGGGTGCGCCCCGCAAAGAGCACACCGTCAACCGCAAGATACTTCGATTTGACATCAGTTTGCATACCCATAATCGACCCTCCTATTCAGGGTTACGATCAGCTGGTAGCAAACGGGGTCGCTACAGTACCAGTGCCCAGTGCAACGCCTTGCACCATGTATTTCAGCGCAGCAATCGCGACAATCTGCACCCACGTACCTGCAACGCCGCCAGTGGTGCCGCCGTTGAAGTTGATAAAGTCGTCCGAAGCACCGGCGGTGTAGGCAACCAGAGCGTTCGAGGAGTCGGTGTCAACACCGAGGATCGTGCCGATGAACTTGTCCGTGCCGTCCGTGCCAATCTTAAGGCTGCTGGTGGCGATCGTGGTCGGAACCCAGATCGTGTAAACAACGCCTTGGTTGTTCTGGGTATTCGGGTCATTGCCCGGGCCCGAGGAAGCGGGGTTAGCCGAGGTGTTGATGGTCGGCAGGGTCAGCACGACGTTTGCCGCGAGGGTGCCGCCAACAGCAACGATACGGCCTGCGTGGTCGGTGGGGTTCAGGGTGGTGCTGGAAGTGATTGTGACAATATTGGACGGGCCTTGCTGGAAGATACCGCCGAGCGAGCGGATCGGGCCGTCAAAAGTGGTGATAGCCATGGTAAATCCTTTCGTGTGTTAGCACATCCTCGTACCGTCTCTAACAAGTCTGCCCAGCCAGTCGATACGAGTAAATTTCTGGGGTCTGAAGGCTTTATATCAGGTCGTTACGGGGGCGTCAACAGACTTGTCGCTTTTTAGAACCCCTTGTAGACTGAACACCCATACCAACCGGCGGGCCCCATGATCGACACCACCGAAGAGCTGTCAAAAGTTCTCAAAGGAAATGTCATAGAGTCTCTCGAACTCCACGAGGACGGGCTGCACCTGAGCATGGCTAACGGCCAGACCCTAATACTTATTGGGGTAGTTATCATAGGGCTGCTGGATACGCGGTCCGGCCCCCACACCCTGCAGTGAACCATCCATACCCCCTCGTCGAGATTGTCTGGGACGACGCCTCCAGCGATGCGGGGTGGCAGGAAGCAAAAAAGGTCAAATTTGAGCCGCAAACCGTGGTTACCATAGGGTTTTTGATAGCTGAGAACAGAAAATACCTTATCCTTGGCCACACCTACTCCGGCGACGACTACGTCGGCTGGTTCCAAATCCCCAAAGGCATGATTATTTCCCGGAAAGTCCTGAAACGGGCTAGACGGGTTAAATCAGTAAGCGTCTAGGAGCTGGTTGGACTTCTTGAGGTTTTCGGACTTCGGGATAATCTGCAAGTTCGATAGTACATGCAGGCCGCATACTTGATCCGAGATCAGCGGGTAAATGTGGTCCACCTCGTATGGGATACCCAGCGCCTTCGTAATCTTCTGAGCCTCCGCGTATAACGCTCTGATCCGCGCTCTTTCCTCGGCAGTGACCCAGCTTGGTGTAGCTTGCCGGTTGCGTCTACGGCGGGTATTTACCAGTACGCGGTAGAGCTCTGGGTTGGCTTTTTTGTAGGTAGCGCGGTGTCTACGGCGTTCTTCGGGGGATCGCATACTGGCACGGTCCGCCACAAGTTGTTTATTTCGTTCGTAGTAACGCCGCTTCGCCGCTTTCGCAGCATCAGACGTCTTGAAATACTCTTTGCGGCGCTCGTTGGATTCGGTCCATTCCAGCTTCAAACACTCCACACAGCCACCTTTTGTAACACGTAGAGCGATGTGCCCATGTTTACACGGCACTCCAGTGAAGTAATGCGTAGCGCCTTGTTCCTTTGCTTCCTTGCGAGTCGTTGGATAGTCCATGATTCCCTCGTTGTGGTTACGATACAGGTAATATATACGAAGGTTTTGAGTAATGCAAGCAATAAAAAGGCCCGCCGAAGCGGGCCTCTCTACGAGCTAAGTGCTTGATTATTAAGCGCCGCTCGAACCAAAAATGCCCAGTGGATCGGACCAGCCAAAGCTGTAGCGCTCGCGAGACTTATAGCGCACATTCCCGGTATCAAAGTCCCCGTCCATGGAATTCTGCAGCGGGGTACGAACGAAGTGCTTCAGGCCGTTCGGTACGTCCGTCGTCAGGAACCAGCCGTTGGTGTCGGTCAGGAAGTGATTGACCGTGAAACCTTCGGGGATGGAGCCGTTGTTTTTGATCGCGTTGATGTCGTTGTTGTTGGTACCAACACGCAGCTCGGTTTGGAGCAGGCGGGTCGCAACAAACATCAGGTTGACCGGAACAACCAGCTTGCGGGGCTTGGCAGCGATCAGCAGACCGCGCTCGTCCGTCCACTGAGCAATCTGAATAACAGCCGCTTCGAGCGACGTCTCATTCAGGTCAGCTTGGGTCGAGAAGGTGTTGCTGTTGGTGCCGCCAGAGACCAGCGGGTGGGTGGTGGAGCAAAGGGGCTTGCCGTCACCGCCGTTGTAGCCGCTCGCCGCGAACGCGTTGTTCAGTACCGAGGCACCTTTCACCTGTTTGGTGTAAGCCATGGCGCGAGCCAGAGCCTTGGTGTAACGGCTGGACAGCGAATCGTACAGGTTATCTTCAACCGCCTCTTCGGTGATCGAGAAGCCCAGTGCGATGGTTTCGTGGTTGTAACGGGCAGTCCATGCTTCTTGCGCATTGTCATACGCAATCGCGTTGCCCTCGTTTTTCACGGGGGCGGCGCTGAAGCCAGACAGCTTCGTTTCTTCCTCGAACGAACGCTCGGAAGTTTCGGTCTCGAAAATCTCCTTGTGCTCTTCGCCGTAGCGCGAGTACTCCATACCGAACAATGCGTTCAGGCCGGGGAGAAGTTCTTTCAGTAGTTGGGAACGAGAAATAGCCATGGTTCAGTCTCCTTAAGCGCCGGTGGCGTTTTCGTACTGGTGCATGCCGAAGTTCCACTTGACGATCACTTCGGTATACGAGCCCAGCGAGTTGCGGGTATCCGGCACAACATCAACTACGCGAACCGGCAGGGTGTTGGTCGTCGCCGTGGTGGCCGAGATCGCAACCGCCGAATCACCAGTGATGGTCGAACCGGTGTTATCCACCAGAGCAGCGTTCAGGCCAACTGCGACTTGAGTCACACCACTCATCGTGGTGCCGCTCGAAACCACAGCGACTTTGAACAGCGCATCAGGGTCATCCACCACGTACGCTTGGATGTCCGAGGCAACCGTGCCAGCGGGGAAATACTGTTTGAACACTTTTTGATTCGTGTTCGGGTCGGTGAACGTGCAGCCCATAAATACACCAACGGGGGTCATTGCAGAGTCAGCCGGGTCACGAGTGATGTAACCACCAGACAGCTTCACAGCATCGCCGTAGAAAATCGACGTGCCTTCGCCGCTGGCAACTGCCATCAGTCGGGTCGAACCGGCGTACACCTGCCCACCGATCAGATTGATCGGTTTCAAGCCGTAGGGCTTGTCAACAGTCGGGTAAGCCATTGTTTATACTCCTAAAAATTGGGTTATTTGGTTCCTTTGCCAAACGACACACCGGATCGTTTATCCGCAAAAAGCGGCATCCGAGCATCGTTGGCCCTCATGAAGTTGTTGTCCACGGCTTCCGTTTGGGACTGGGCTTGGTTCTGGAACCACTCATTACGAGCTTGCACCATTTCCGACGGGGCCTTGCACAACACCAAACCACCGATCTCGATACCGCCGGGGAACCGGCCATTCGGGTCAGCGATCATCATGATTTCCGGGTGATCTTCGGCTTTCACCGGCACCCAGCCTTCTCGAAACTTTGCGGACGTATTCGTCGGGTCAACCTGACCCATCAAGCTAGTCCGAATCCAACGAAATTCCCAGCCGTCCTGCGGACGCGGTGACGGGAGGGTTTGAGGGGGAACCCATGCCTGCTTGCGCTTGGCAAGTTCACGGTTTTCCAGCTCACGAGGGGTACGAGTATCAGCCATTTTGGTTCTCCAGTTTAATCAGTTCTTTCGCATACTGCTCGGGGGTCAGACCAAACTTTTTGGCCAGTGCCACCTGCGTCTGCGTCAATCGCACTTTGTTTGGCGCGGTGCTACGCGTTGCCGGAGCTACCACAGTAGCTGGTTTGCGAGGCTTCTCAGCCTTCGATTTCTGAGGCTGTTCCGGGGTTTCGTCGTCGGGCTCTTCGCCCTCGAACTCTTCCGGGAAACGCTTTCGCATTGCCTCGTCCACTCGGCGGTAATAGTCGTCTGATCGTGGATCGACACCCTGCCGGACTAGCTTTTGGTGCAGGCCAAGGGCGAGGCTAGTCATTTCCTCATCAACACCAAACCATGTATTTTTGGCCTTCCAAGCCGAAGCTTTTAGGTCAATAACCGGTTGATGTTCTTGTACCTGTTGATACTGTTCTACACCTTCTGATTCCGTTTGTAAAGGGGGTCTGCGATACTGCACCTCCTTCAGCTTGATCTTGGCATCGGTCAGGGCTTCTTGGGCATCAGCGATTTTAACCGGGTCACCTTCTTCGTACGCCTGCGCCAAACGCTGTTTGGCAGAGGTCACCTCAGCGGTAACTGCCTTGGTCATCTCTTCGCTGAACACCTTCTCGCCGTCGCCAACCTTCTGGCGCAGCTGTTTGATCTCGGCATCGCGAATCTGAGCCAGTCGGAAGGCTTCATCTGCTTCACGGCGGGCCGCTTCTTTCTCACGGCGTTCGTCGTGCCAGACCTTCTTCATCTGGGAGAGGCGCTTCTTGACCTTGTCGGAGTATTCCTTCAGATCGTCGTCTTCGAGCTCCTTGACAATCTCCTCGGGCAGAGGCTCACGGCCTTTGTCTTCCGGGGGTGTGTCGTCAACAATCTCGATCTCCAGAGCCTCCGGCTCCTTGCCTGCTTCTTTTTTGTCTTCCACTTCGTCCGGGAACTTGAACGCGGGTTGGTTCATGTGCTACTCCTTATTTGCGACGGATGCCGCGGGGGTCTTCCACCACCGCTTCCACCGTGTCGTCGTTGATGATGCGGAACTCTTTGCCGTGGATATCCAAGCGAGTGCCGGTGTTTGACCGGACAATCACAAAGTCACCTTCTTGGCACCACGGACCAAATGGAAACTTTTTGTGGTCCTTGTACGCCTCGGGACCCAGCTTCACCACAAACAGCACAGTGGTCAGAATCTCCTCGTGCTGCATGGTGAGGTCGGCCTTGAGAATCCCACTGTCGTACTTCTGCTCGATATCCGGGATAGCACACAGAATGTGATACCCCGACGGGTCAGGCAACTGCTTGGCTTTGCGGGCGGCTTCATCCTTCTCGGCCTCCCATTTTTCTTCAAGCGCCGTCATCGTCATTTTGTTTCCGCATCCTTTCTGCGAGGTCTTGGATATGTGCATCTGCAAGGTTCAGACCCCGAATAACCCCACAAATGTGTTTGTACTCTGCGTAGTCCTTGGCACCACCTGCCAACAGGAATTCGATTTTGCCTTTGCGCTCGTCGTCGTTCTTGGTCAACAACAGCGTCAGTCCGTCCATTTATTACTCTCCTTTGGAGGGTTTTGCTCTTTGCGACTGCATGCGGGCTTTGTTCAGGTCCGCACCAATCTTCACACCAGTCAGCAACTCTTCGCGTCGGCCTTTGTCGGCCTCGGCGGCTGCACGGATCATCTGGTCTTTCTCTTTCAGCTTGAGCTCGTCGGCCTTGGCCGCGGCGTCGATAGCCATCTTCTTCTCTTTGATATCGACTTCCTTCGCCTTGATCTCCAGCTCCTTCTGCTGCATCTGGATGAGCGGGTCTTGAGCCTGCTGCGCAGCTTGTTGCGCTGCGGCCTCCTGTTGGTCTTTCTGCAAGAGACGCGCCGCGGCTTGCGCCGTCAGCTGTGACAGGCGTACCTCCAACTCCTCCGGCAGATGCTCTTCAGGATGCGGCAAGGCACTGCCGAGTTGCTTCTCGATCTCGCGACGGTACTGGAAGGCAACGTGCTCGGAGATGTGCGCTGCGGCTGCAGCCATAATGGCTTGTGCCATCGGGTTCTGGCCCACCATCGCAGCAATCTTCGGGTCCTGAATAGCCGCCATGTGTACGGCGATGTGCGCCTCGTGGTCCTGATACATGAACGCCTTGACCGGCTTGGCGTTGATAATCGCCATGTTCTCAGAGACCGGATCAACCGGCTTCATGTCATCGTCCGTCGGCACCAGCTTGGCTGCATTCTTGACCCCCAGCACCTCGATCATCTGACGGTGCAAGACCTTCTGGTCGTAAATCTGCGGAGCCTGCGCTGCCAGCTGCATCACGGCTTGGTACTGCACGACCTTCTGGCTCATCGTCGCAGCATTCGGGTCGGACACGGGGATTACATCGACCATGTCGTAGTCGGACTTCTTGGCCTTGCGGTCGCCGGTCTCCGGCTCATAGCTGTATTCATCCGGGGTGTTGTCGCGAATAATGTCGCGCAGGAGCTTGAACTCCTGCTTCATGGCGTAGTGGACCCGAGCCTGAACCGCGCTCATCACCTTCAGCATCCGCTCCAGAATAGCCAGCGTAGTCCCAACCGGGGACTGTGCGCTCATATCCGAGACCTTCATATCTGCGGTAGCCGCGAAGCGCTGGGCGTCTGCGACGATCTTGTCCATCAGCAGCACGAGGGTCTGGCTGGGCTCCTTGTACGGGAGGGGTAGGAGGTTGTCACGGATGGTCCCACTGGGTACGTCAACGTCCCGGAACTCGCCCGGAGCGACCGGTGTATCGTCACCCTTTACACGCAGTCCACGAGCCTTGAAGCCACCCGGCAGGTTCGCCAGCGAGCCCGCATCGACCAGTTGACGCAGCAGTGACGTGGCAGCATGCGCATGCCCGCCGATCAGGTGAATAAGTCCGAAGCAGTAAAAGCCAAAGCCCGGGATATAACCGTAGTGCACCAGATGTTGACGGCGTTTCTTGGTCTCATCCTCGGGGTCCCAGTTACGGCGGATCGCAAGGACGGTGCTGGTGCCTTTCTCATAGGTGATGACGTACGGTACAGCGATGCCATTGTCTTCCGTAAACTTGTCGTTGTAGCCCGCTTCCCGCAGGTCGAAGTCCAAGTGCATCTCAATGATCTGGAACCGGTTGTCCGTTGACGCGCTGAAGCCCTGCTCCTGCGCCTTCTGTTTCTCCACGTCGTCCAGCACCCGCACGGGGTCGCCCAAGTCAACGTCACGGTAGAACCCTGCCACCTGCAGCTTCCGCAGGTCGTTCTTGGTCTTGCGCATCCGGTGAGAGACCCGTTCAGCACTCTCCAGCGTCGTGGCTCCGTATGGCACCACAATATCCTCCGTCGGCACATACATCGATACCTGCCGGTTGAGGTTCGGGTCAAAGTACACTTTCTTGAACGAATTGCCCGCCAACGCCAGTGCAAACAGCGCCCGCTCATGCTCGGGTCGGAACTCCTGCATCTTCTCGGTCAGCTGGTAGTTCATGTCCTCCCGCACGCGCACGGCGGCGTCTTCTTTCTCTTTAGTATCCTTGCCGATGATTACCGTCTTCACGGGGCCCGCAGCGGGGAACGTCTCCATGATGGTCTCGGACTGGAACTTGACCGCACTCTCCATCAGCATCGGATGGAACACGCCGCAGGCACCGGCCCACGGCTCGGTACGCTCCTCGATCTTGATTCCCAAGAGCTTCAGGCCCTTGATGTAGGTGTCCAGCCAGTCTTTGCGGCTGGCAACGTCGGCGTCAAACAGCGCGTCCAAGTCCGATGCAAGCGATTGCAACTGACCCGGGTCCATCTCCTCGGCAATGTTCTCCTCGAACTTCGCCTCTTCCTCTTCAGTCAGCTCTTCTTCCGGCTCGCCGATCTCCACCTCAATCTCGATGTCAACCTCGGGCTCCGCTAGGACAGCCAACCCCGCAGGGGCTTCATACAGTGCTTTATCGACGGCCATTTAAAACCCCTTCTCAATAATACCCCGCATACCTGCGGCGTTTGAAAAACTTCGGTTCATCAGGCTCGTCTTGCTGTAATCTCACGAACCCACCTTGTCGTACACGCATCAGCGCCAACGTCACCGAGTCCACATAGTCGTCATGCTGACCTGCCGGGAACGCTGCCACCTCGTCAATAACCTCTTCCGCCCAGCGGGTTCTCGGCACCCACACGATACCAGAGCGGAACATATCTGACACGCTGTTTAACCGCGCAATTTTATCCTGACCCCGGCTCGGGGTATACTCTCCGACCACCAGCCCCATCTGACGCAGCTCATAGATCAGGGGTGCACCCGAGGCTTTTTTCTCAACGATCAGTGCATCCGGCGTCCACTCATCGTGGTGTTTCTTGGCTACCGCCTTCAGCTCCGGGAACTCCATCCGGTCCTTGAACGCATCGAGCAGGATGATCTGTACCGCCCCGGGCCTAGCCGGGTCCTCGCCCTCCGGCCACCACACCCCCCACGTCGTACAGGCGGAGTAGTCCGATCGGGTTGTTTTCTCGAAGGCCGTGTCCCATGCCTGAATCACGAACTGACACCGCGGGGGCGTCTCCTCCTCCCACCACTGCCACCACTCCCGCTTGATAATCGCCCCCTCCTCCGAGGTGGGGTTCTGCATGTACTGCGCACTCCACTGATACGTCGGCATCGACGCTTTAGTTCTCAGGAGCGCCTCAAGAGGCCACTGCTCCGGCCACAACGACTGCTGGGAGGTTATGGTTTTTGTGACGGTGTGCATGGGTGAAGCGGGGTCGTCCGGGTCCTCCGGTTCTTCGACAAGCTGCTCTTCTTGGCGCTCTAATATTGCAGGGAACTCCACGATCTCGAACTGATCAGCCCCCTCATTCACAGTCATGTCATGCACCAACCGGCCCGTCAGGTCGTTCGTAGCCCACCGGGTCTGCACCACAGCCACACGTCCTCCCGGCATCAAGCGCGTCCGCGCACCGGTCGTATACCACTCGTAGGCTTTGTCGAACACGTCGAGGTTGCCGTTGATGATGTCCTGTTC